ATTTTTGTCCATCAATTTGTCTTGTTTGAACTCTACCAGATGTTGTAACTGAAATTATTGTGTTTTGTTCTGAGCCAATACTTGCGTCACTTGCAGTTGGCGATGTTGGAAATTGTCCTGCCATGTTATACTAATGCCTCCTTACCTTTTTCATTTAATGCTGAATTAACTGCATTAACGATTGTTGCTCTATTATCTAATAATAATTCTTTTACACCTCTTACATCAGTTGCACTAATATTAAAGTTAACTGTTGTCGCTCCACTCATACCCATTCCTCTTGCATTTTGTTCTATTTGACCTGTAGAATTAGGACGGAAGATTTCGGGACCATTCTCGCCTACTAAGATTGGCTTACCTTTTGATACTGCGCCACCTTGTGCAAAACCAAAAAGTCCTCCACCTCCTCCTCCACCACCAAGTGCAACAAGAATCATTTGAAGTGCAACTTGCTTTTGTTTTTCTTTTGTAATTTGTTTTTCTTTTTGAAGTTGATCTGATTGTTTCTTAAATATTTTTTCAATTATTAGTTTTTCAATAAACAATAAAGCTATTCTTTGAATAGTTCTTGAAATAATTTCAATTAAAAGATTTCTGGCAATCATCTTAAATGTTTCTGCCATATCTTCTCCTAATACTATTGATCTTGCAATTCCTCTTGATAAAGAACTAATAGTGCTAGTCATTACTTCAAATATTTCTGAAGCTAAATTAAACTGTGCATTTTGTTGAATGATTTTGTTTAATATGTCTTGTTGTAGATTGTCTTCAACTCTACATTGACCTATAATTGTTTCTTGTATTTCTTCTCTTTCTTTTTGTTCTTTTTTTAATTTTTCAGCAGTTTTATATAGTACATCTAAACTTTCTGTTTCTGCCAAGTCAGCACCACCACCAACTCTTTGAACCATAGTTTTTAAATCTCTTAATCTATCTTGTAATTCAGCAATTTCTTTTTCTTCCCTTCTATAATTAAAAATTCCTTCAGGGTCTTGCATGATGTCCATTTGTTCACGTAATTCCATTATTCTGTCTGTAATGGCTTCAACGTCATTCGGAACACCTTTTAATTTTTCTGATAAACTATTAAAAAATTGAGATAACTTAATTATACTTTCAGCTAAAAGATCAGATGCTCCTGTAGTATCAGCGAGTGTTCCTATTAAATCTACAAAGCTATTTCTTAAAACTGTGTTAGCTTGTGATATTGTTGGATCTAATTGTGAAAAAGCCTCTGTAATATTTTCTGTTTCTTTTAATAAAGCTGTTGCAATAACCTCAGAAGTAATTTTACCCTCAGAACCTAGCTTTTTAAGTTCTCCTCTAGTAACTCCTAATTCTTTAGCAAAGATATTAAGTAATGGTGGAATGTTTTCTGAAATACTTCTAAATTCATCACCCTGTAATCTTCCTGAAGCGAAAGCCTGTGATAACTGTAGAATACCAGCAGATGCCTGTACAGAACCCACACCAGCTATACCAATTACTTTGTTAACGTTTTCTGTAATTTGTAAAAGTTCTTCTTGTTTTAATCCTAAATTACCTGCTTGTAGAGCAAGTTTTTGATAAAGTTCTACTGTTTCTGAAAAACCTCCTCTAGTTCTTTTAGAAATATCAAATAGTTCTGCTTGGACAGTATTTAATTCTTTTGTAGAGTTGGTAACAAGTTTTAATCTGTTTTGTAATTGTTGGAATTCATTAGTTAAATCTAATACTTGTCTAATTACTACAGAACCAACTACTGCAATAATTGCATTTTTTAAATTAAAAAAAGATTTTTGAGTTCTACCAATATTGTTCTGCAGACTATTAAAGGCTTTCTGTGTCTTATCCTTTCCGATAATATCTATCTGCATTTTTGCCATTATTTAAATCTCCTTGCTTCAGCTAGTGCTTTTTTACTTTTATACTGATCTTGTTCGTTTTTCAAGTAAGCTATCCAAAGATTATAATGGCTCACAGGCATTTCTAAGACTTCTTGGATAGTAATTTTTAATCTGTCTGCGAGGACTAAAAGCGACCTTGTGTCTGGGTCGCTATCTACTTTTTTTCAGCCTCTTCGAAACTTGTGCCTGAAAGAATTTTATTGGCAACTGTTGCAACTACATCAGCATCAGCTTTCTTTCTTAATGCAAACTTATCTTCGACTTCAAAGGCTTTTATTAACTCTCCTTTATCATCTTTAACTTTTAGTTTCATGATAAGAAGATCAACAAGAATAGTTAAGTCTTGAAAGTTGCTTGACTTTTTAAAAAGGATATTCTTTTCTTCAAGTGTTAATGGCTCAGAATAAAATATACTAGGGTTTCCATGCTCATCTTTCCATTCTTCAACTTCAATTTTTAAAGTTTGTAATGTTTCAAAATGAGTTTTAACTCTATCTATAACTGACATAAATTAGATTAGACAGTTCCTACAGTTAAAGCACCTGTTCCTTGAAAAGTAATACTTCTTGCAACAACACCATCAAGTGTAGAATTGATTGACATTCCTGTTACAATTCCTGAACCTGAATAAGATGCATCTCCTGAAGTATCGCCTTCTGGTAATAATGTAAAAGTTAAAGTTGATCCAACTGTGCATTCTTCTTGTGAAGTATCTGTTTCGTCAAAATGACATTCGATAGTTCCACTGAATGAAGTTCTGCCTGCTAAAAAAGTTTTTGCAGAATCAGATAAAGATGTATCTTCAACAACATCTCCTGTAGTTTCTAAAGTGAACGAAGTAACTTCTCCAGTAGTGTTAGCTCCTGTCTTTACTACGCCCTCTTTTCCGTGATGAGTAGCCATAATTATTCTCCTTTAATTCTTCTTGTTGTATGGTTTCTTTATTTGTCTTATATCCAAGTTTTTCATAATGAGCAAGATTATTTTCATTAATTGTAATCTCGTCATTTCCTTTATACATTTTAATATCTTTAGCCATAGCCTATATTATTCCTTATCTTCTTCCTCGTCAATATCTTCATCATCTAAATCTTCAAAGTGATCTAGTTCAGGAAAGTCTTCAATATGTTCGTCTTCGTTATACTTGTCTATACTTTGTCTACAGTCCATTATTATTAATGATATTTCATCTGTTAATTTTTCAACTGTATCTAGTTTAGATTCAATTTTATCTATTAGTTTATCTTTTTTAGACATTATGCAGTTCCTGATTGATGTTCATAAATTACTCTTACAACCATTGTAATAGCACCATAAGGAAATAACTCTCCAGCATCAGTTTCTATTTCAACGACTTCTGTATCTAAAGCATTACCATTTCTAGTAATATCTTCTTCAAGTTTATTTTCAATAGCTTCAGCTAATTCATTTCTTGATGTATCAATATTTGATTCTGCGCCTTTTGTATATCCTGTAATAAGAAACTCAAGAGTATTAATTCTAGTCTTACCACCACTACCTAGTTCTTGATCTTCTTTTGTTTCTAATTGTGTCTGAATTAAGACTGCTGGGTATTGCTGTTCAGATAGTTCATCTAATGGAAAAGGTTGTCTTGTTGCCTTTTTAATAGTTGGACTACTGATCGCTTGAATCGTAGTTAATATGTTGTTTGCTATATCTTCTCTTACACTCATAGTCCTAAACCTTTAATTTGTTTTTGTACAAATTTATCAAAGTTCTTTTGTATAACTCTTTCTAGCTTTTTATCAAAGTCAAAAAATCTTCTTACAGGTAGTTTTCCAGCACCTGTTTGATGATACATGGCTTTTCTTGCCTCATAATTACTTCTAAAATAAACTTGTGCTTTTCTTCTTGATACTATTCTTGAATCAATACTTTGTAACATATCATTAGTATCTTGTAGATCAACTTTAGTTTTATTTTTTAAATTTGAGTATGCTTGAGAATAAGCAGTAAATCTTTTTCTTTTAAAGTCTAAACCAGCAGATGTTCTTCTAATTATTACTTCTTTTAAATTAACTCCAGCCTGTTCTAAACCTCTTGTAACTATTCTTGGAAATTTATTAATAAACTTAGCATATCTTAACTGAACATTTTTAATGTTAGTTTTAATTCTAATTTCTGAAGCCATTATCTGATTAGTCTACCAAAGCCGTGTAAGTTTTCTCTTTCAGCCACAGATATTTGTTGGTTATCATCAGCATCATACTCAACACCATCTTCTAGTATTTTTTGAAATTCTATATTGTATTGGCTATTGTAATATTCGATCATTCTTTCAAATCTATCTTTATCAGCCTCTGGTCTAAATTTTGTTAATGCTGGAAAGAAAAATTTACCTAAAAATAAATAAACACCAGCTCTTTTAAATTGATCTAAATTAACTCTATCGTTTTCTAACTCTACTGTATTTAAAACTGTAATATCTGTAAAAACATTTGTTTTATATGTTTGCCACCATTTAATTCTTAATTCTCTTAAAATATCATCTGTTGTTAAACCAAGCCAAGTAGTTACTTTAGAATCATTCGAAGCTATACCAAAATCAAAGGCATCTGGTTGATAAGTTTGAACATCAGCGACTGTGATAACATCTGCACCTGTAAAGTTAGCCATAATAAATCTCCTGTTTGGTTAGAAGGGGGAATTACCTCTCGGCAGTGTCCCCCAACTAATTCTATTTATTAAAGTGCCATATCAGTTACTATTTGGCAACCAAAGTCATCTTTAACGATTCCTGTACCATAAGTAACTGTACCTACGATCTCAGTAGCTCTTAAAGATGCATCTCTTTGAGTCTCGATTTTGAAATCAGATTTCATTGCAAGACCTAATGATTGAGGGTGGAATACACCACCTACGGCATCATCATCACCATAAGAAGTAATGTTTGCATTTTCAAAAAGATCAATTCCAAATACTGTTCCAACGTAACCATTTCTTAAAGTTTCGTTAGCAACATCACTCATAGCATTTGCACCTGTTGAGTAACCAGCATTTGTTAAAGCTTTTTTCAAGTTAAACATAGCTTTAGGACTAAACACTCCATAGTAAGGTCTTGGAACATTTAATGTTCTTAGAGTTGCTTCAGCAGATAATAGTAAATCTGGAGTTAATTCGATTCCAGCTCCACCTAAGTCATTTCCACCAGCGAATGATGAAAATAGACTAGCTAAATCTGCATCTACTTTTTTAGCAATAGCTTCACCGAATAATTTTCCGATGTCTGCTGCTACATCTCTTGACGCAGTATCTCTACCTAAGTCAGTAAGTGTAGTCATAACACCAACCTCAGATGCAGTTATAGTTGCTTCTGTAGGGTTAATTGCAGTGTTGCCTAAGTCAGTTGCTTCAGCTACTGCTGATGCACTGATGTTTGGATAAACTGGAACAGCAACTTGTTTGCCTTGTCCAGTGATATTGTAAGTCGTAACCAAAGGTCTCATTACAGAAGTTTCTTGG